GCGGGGATTCGGGAGACATACGGGAAATTGGGGGGAATCGCATCTGTGGCGATGTAGGATGGCTGCAGCGAACCCTCAGGAGGCATAACGCCCAGTTTGAGGTATCCGCGGTAACAGAATAGAGCGTCGAAGACAGCCTGGCGCATTTTTGCCTGGGTACGCATGAGCTGGAGGGCGTCATTGCCCAGGTCTTCGACGATCTCAGTCGTTTTGGCCATGTCATCTCCGGCGAGAGGATCCGCCGGGTCGTGTTCGGCCTTGAAAAACAGATGTGGATACTGGTATACGGTCGTAGCTATGACCTCACGCAAAATCTTATAGAATCGTGAGATATACACCATACGCATACGCCGGCCACGGGGTGTCCCCCGGACCTGGAACCCGACTCCGAGCCTTTCCTTCAGCTCGGACCACCCCTTGGATCGGGGCTTCATATCGGCCTCGAGCATCTTGATAATGCTCGCCCATTTCCGCTCGTCGGCCTCGGAAAAGCTGATACCTGCCACTATCGCTCCCCTATGCTTTCTGCCTCCGCCCGTTGCCCGCGTTCCATGCGGATGCGTTGCCTGCGCTGCTGCCGGGTCAAGACTCGCCTCTGACGTATCTGGGTAGCCGGCTGACGGTTGGCCAGCCTTTCTGCCAGGTCCGCGGCGATCTGTTCCGGGCCCCTCTCGAGTGAGTCATTCACACCTGGCCTCCAGGTAGACTGAAGCTAACCCCAATAAAAACAGGCCAAAAGCGGACGCGTATGCGTCTACCGGTGGCCTATTGGGGTAATCTGTGCATTGTGGCGACTCCTCGTCAGGTTCGCTACATCAGGCATTCAACGAGGAATATACGAAACACTTTAGCAAATGTCCACAATTAATTGCAGTTTTTACGTAACTTCTTACGTGTCAGTCGTTGCTCCCTGAGTGGCGTGAGTGGCGCATCGTGGCTAGTAGTCCTCCCTATCGGCAGCATTGGCCATCTGTTTTATGACGTCTTTGATATATACCGGTGAATCGAACCTGACGGCCTCATCGACAACCGCCTTGCTCGCACCGTGGAGGCTGTCGAGCTTCAGGCCGAACCTGGCGATGGCGTCCACCTGGTCCGCATATTTCCCACCCGGGAATGCCAGCAGCTCGTTTTCCAGGTCCGAGACCCAGGGTAGGCCACCTGAGGGGAACAGGACCATGCCCTGGGCGAGCCGGGCGCGTATCGGCTGGGCCCGGACGACCTTGTTCGCGCTTTCTGTCATATGGTCGAATGTCTGTGATATGTTCCGCTCGCGCATCATGCGGGACAGGAACGGAAACACGGATTTCTCGATCTGGCCTTTGCTATCGAGCCACTCGAGGGGTTTCCAACGGGCTATGAGGTCACACCAGGCCCGGCACCAGGTGAGCGAGTCCGTTTTCTGGCGCCATAGACCCAGGATGTAAAGGTTATTCTGATGGTCCACGCCGGCGATGATATGGGTACTGTATGCGGCATCCTTGGATCCCACGTCCTCCTCATCTGTCACGGCGAGGTCCGAAGCGCCCCACAACGTCAGGGGCTGTGGAAGGTCGAGGTGATCGTGAATAATGTATGCGCGGTGGCCGTGGAACCGTAGGCGGCCCGGGTCGAAATGACGGAACCATTCGCGCTGGAAAAAGGACCCCGTCTCGGGCGCCGGCCTCTGCTGGTATAGGCTGGCCCAGTTACGAGAGCCCTGGGTGACCTTTTCCTGCTCGAGGTGGCCCTCCGGGAACCACTCGGGCCATATGTATTCGCCGATTTCACGTCCCAGGGGATCGTCCGCCCGCTCACACTGGGCCTGGCAGGATAGGACATCCCATACCTCACCATCCTTGGCGGTGATCAGGCCGCTCTCGCCCTTGTAGCCATCAGGCAGTATCCGGCCGGCAGGGTCGTCCTCGTGCCACCGTGTCAGGATCAACACGATGAACCCCGTCCGCGGCTTGATGCGTGTCCGTAAATCACTGAGGTACGCCTCCCAGGTTTTTTCGCGAATCGTATCCGATTCAGCGTCTTCCCGACCTTTGATAGGGTCATCGAGGATGGCACCGTCGGTGCGGTTGCCCGTCAGGCCACTCAGGATGCCCCCGGACATATAATCCGACCCGTTGACCAGGGCCCACTCATCGGCCGCCTGGGAGTCCTCGGAGAGAGCCACGCCCATCACGCGCTGGTATTCGGGGGACCGTATCAGATTTCGGCAGCGCCTGCCGAATTTTTTGGGCAGGTTGGACCCGTATGACGTGCATATGATCGACCGATTTGGTTTGCGTCCCAGATACCAAGTGGGGAATATGACGCTGCAGTATGATGATTTGGCGCAGCCAGGTGGCATCAATACCATCAAGCGCTTGTTATCGCCGCGCTCCACGGCCTCGAGCTTATCGATCAGGAGCCTGTGGTGGTGCGCCGGCTGGACCATATGCGTGTAGTTTTCATCCGGACCGTCCTCCTCTGCCGGCACACCTGGTATAGGTACCGACTGACAGAACGCGTAAAGGTCGTCTCGCCCCTGGCGTATCCACTCGGATTCCAGGCGCATCAACTCGACGTAGTCCGCGGCAGCGGTCACTTACTCCTCCTCGTTGGGGTCCTGCCATTCGTTTGTTGCCCGGACAAGGGCCAACAGCTCGCCCGTATAGGCCTCACCATAACCTGGCGGTGGGATCGTGACGCTTGCTATATAGGCATTATGCTCCTCGATAAGCATATTGATGGCACGGGCCAGGAGCCTGAGCAGGTCCTCCGGGTCGTAGTAGCGGTCCAGGGCTGGCAGTTCAACCTTCTTGATCATGGCGCCCCCTCCTCGGACGAAACCGATAACCTTGTCCATCGGCGTCGGTAATGAGTATATCTCCCTCTCGGAAGGAGTCTGCGTATGGATTCGGCTTGTCGTCCCTCTGGTTCCTGCAGGCGGTCTCGATCTCACGGCCTATGGCCCAACCTACCCAGAACAGCAGAGCTACCACCGGGACCAGCATATGCCACACCTTGATGGCCTCGCCTATGTGGCGATGCAGTTCCCACATCGTCATATTGAGGAACTCGATCATCCTATATCCCCCTGTAGTTCCAGCGTGGTCACTAATGCCTCCCCAGGAGGTGACTTTCGGCGATGATATTGTCGATTTCTGTAGGACGCATCACGTCCCCGTCCAGTCCGATCTTGGCTCTGTGGATCACCCTCAGCTCCTTCGCCGTGACCTGCAGCCGATCCAGTTCCCGGATCTCCGAATCCGTGTATACCGGCCCGTCCAACTCGCCTGTCCATCCGTCGGGGACGACCCATATCTCTGTGTCCAGGATACGGGAGTATATGTGGACGGCTGGATCATTAATCATCGACCATCCTCCTCGCTCTGAACTCCTGCTCCAGTAGCGAACCCCTGGCGCGGGCCCGGCTGAGCTTGTCGGCGTGTACGATCTGCAGGATCTCCCGGATATCCAGGAGGATATCAGTCTGCAGGTCTTCAGTCGCCAGGTTGATATCCTTCTCAAGTTCCTCGCGTGTCCTCATCCTATGTCCCCCTGTAGCTTTGCGGCCTCAAAGGCTGTCGATGTGGAGATGGATCGCCGCTCTTTCTCCTCCAGGGTCTCCATAGATTCGTAGTATTTGTCCTTCTGCCACACACGGACACACGCCCCGCACCTGTCAGGTTGCCTGAGGAAGTGCAAGGCGTTGAAGATGATTGACTGCCCGTCCGTTCGGCTTCCACACAAGGTGTGGTAGTGCGGGTTTAGCTTGGCGAAGTGGGTCATTCCGGGCCCTTCCCCCTCCTCTGGTTGCGTGCGGCCAGCTTCTCCCGTAGCTCCCCGGTACGGTCAGCAACCTCCTCGGGGTTCATCTGTGCTATCTCGATCGCCCGCTCTATAGACGATCGCTTGGCTCCGGTGATATCATCGCGGTTGAACTGCTTCTGCTCTCTCATCTCCTTAGCGTGCGCCTCAGACGGCCTCATCGTCTTCCTCCTCCCACTGGTATACGAGGATGGGTGCTATGTCCCCGTGCATCTCGCACTTCGCGGCGGTGTTGCGCTCGGCCTTGGTGCCGTAGCGTTTGTAGGGGTCCCAATACTGTAGCACCAGGCTCCCTCCCTCCGGCACCCCGGCGTCAGCCAGGATCGCGTTGAGGTGGATTGTGCTCTCGAATACCCTCTTGTGCAGCACCTTCTTCTGTCCTACCGGGTCTATCGCCATCTCCCCTCCTCTGTTTGCGTGCCTCCAGCTTGGCCTGTAGCTCACCCGTGCGGTCAGACACCTCCTCAGGATTCATCTTTGCTATCTCAATCGCCCGCTCCTGTAGGTGCTGCTCGAGGTCGTTTATTCCGGACGCGACGCCCTTGCCTATGCCATATCCCCTGGCAGCCTCCTCGGCCGCGAACATGAGCTTGTATCGTGCCAGGTCTGCCAGGGCCTTGGCCTTGGATTCCAGCCGTACCCGGGTCTTGCGTATCACGCTGCCGGCGTCCCGGCCGAATGCCATGAGCTTCTCTTCCTGCTCGACGCTCTGTATCGCCGCCCACCCGTCCCGATCCATCAGGGACCAGTCGATCCGGGGCTGCCCGGATGACTCATCGATAACAGTGTATTTCTCCCACGAGAAGAAGGCG